CTTCATGATCTCTTCTCTTTGAGCGGCCCGGTGATCCGGGCTGCATGACCCACACCGCAACTCCAACCGAAAGGAATTTCCCGTATGGCCGAAACCAATCCCAATCTTTCCCCGTGCGTCACCCACCAGCCGAGTCTGCTGGGCGGCGCCGAAAACATCAAGCTGCTCTTCGACGAAGAGCTCGACAACCGGCGCGAATCCCTGGCGCGGCAGCGCGCCTGGGAAGCGGTCTCGCTGGACTTGGCGCAGACCGCCAGCCGTCGCGCGCAGAACGCGGCGACGATCGATCACGCCATCAACGCCGGCATCGTGCTGTCCGGCCAGGTCGGTACGACCGAGGGCCAGCAGACCGTGTCGCCCGCCGGCACGGCCGCCAGCGAAACCACCAAGGGCGCTGTCGCCGCCGCCGGAGCTGGCGAAGCGGTGAGCGCCGAGGCTGTCACCGCCAACGTCGCGAACCTGTTCACGTCGCTGACGCCGGTGATCGCGAGCGCTCTGGCCGCTGCCATCTCGCAGACGATCGCGGCCCTCGTGCCGGTGGTCGTGACCGCTTCCGGAGGGGCGTCGACCCCTTCCCAGACGCAGCCGAAGGCGGCGTAGATCTCCCCATACGGGAGATCCCCGCGCGAGGCGGTTGCGGAAGCTTCGGCTCCAAGGCCGCCTCGACGGGCTTTCTCGTGCGGACCAGAAAGGACAAGACGATGAACTTCTTGCAGATCATTCAGACGATTCTCAGCGTGGCTCCCTCCGGCATTCAGTTGACGCAGGAGGTGGTGGCGCTCGTTCAGGCCATCGAAGCCGCTTTCACCGCCGGCCAGACTCCGGCGACTCACCAGCAGGCCGTGGCCTCGGCTCTCGGCGCCCACCTTGCCAAGACGGCGTAACTCCCAATCCACATGAAGATAGCGCGGGATGCAGCCACGCACCGGAAGAGTTCCGTGACCCCGGAGCGTGTCCTGCGCGATCTCGTCGTGGAGCGCTGGCCGATCGACCGCCTCATTCCTTACGTTCGCAACGCGCGGACGCATACGGAGGAGCAGGTGGCGCAGGTCGCCGCCAGCATCATCGAGTTCGGGTGGACGAATCCAATTCTTGTCGGCGCGGACGGAGTGATCATTGCGGGGCACGCGCGCCTGCTTGCCGCCCGGAAACTCGGGATGACGGAAGTCCCGGTCATCGTTCTCGACCACCTCTCCGAAACGCAGCGCCGTGCGCTGGTGCTTGCCGACAACCGGCTGGCGCTGAGCGCCGGATGGGATGAGGAGATGTTGCGCGTCGAACTGGATTCACTCAAAGCGGACTCCTTCGACCTCGACCTGGTTGGCTTCACCGATGCCGAACTGGAGGACTTGCTCCGCGACCCGGAGACGGCTAACGATGGACTCACCGATCCGGACGCAATCCCAAGCGATCAGGAACAGGTCGTCACCGTCCTGGGGGACGTTTGGCTGCTGGGCCCGCACCGGTTGCTCTGCGGCGACGCGACGCAGATGGCCGACATCGAAAAGGTCCTCTCCGGCGGCTTGGCCGACATGGTTTTCACCGACCCGCCGTACAACGTCGCCTACGAAGGCAAGACATCGAAGAAACTCACTATCGGTAACGACGCGCTCGGCGAGAAGTTCTATGACTTCCTTCGAGAGTCGTCGGCAAACATGCTGGCCGTCACGAAGGGCGCCATCTATATGTGCATGTCCTCGTCGGAGTTGCACACGCTGTTTCGCGCCTTCTCGGACGCCGGTGGCCACTGGTCGACGTTCGTGATCTGGGCCAAGCACCATTTCACGCTGGGCCGGTCGGACTACCAGCGCATGTACGAGCCGATCCTCTACGGCTGGCGCGACGGGACGCAGCACTTCTGGTGCGGCGACCGGAACCAGGGTGACGTGTGGTTCATCAAGCGGCCCATGGCGAACCTGGAACACCCGACCATGAAGCCGGTGGAACTCGTCGAGCGCGCGCTCCGGAACAGCAGCAAGACCCGCGACACGATCCTCGATCCATTCGGCGGGTCCGGAACGACGCTGATCGCTTGCGAGCGCGCGAACCGCCAGGCGCGCGTGATCGAACTGGACCCGAAGTACTGCGACGTGATCGTGCGGCGGTGGCAGGACTACACGGGCGATGTCGCGCGGCACGCCGACTCCGGCCGCGCGTTCAACGATCTGGTTGGAGGGACCGAGGTGGTAGCTCATCCGGTGGCGACAGAAACTCTGGAGGCTTCAAATGGAATCGCAGTGGTCTGATCGTTGCGACGATCCGCGCGTCGCGCCGCACCTGCAGACGTTGGCGGATCAGTCCTTCGCGTCGCTGATTGAGATTGCGCGCTCGGTTGGCGTCGATGTGGCCGCCGCGCCGTTCGATGTGATGGATGGACACGTGGGGAACACGTGGAAGGCCTGCATCGCGGAGTTTCTGGTGGCGTTGCTGCCGCCCGTTCCGGACGGCGCGCCCAAATAGAGAAAGCCGCCAGCAGGACGCTGGCGGCGGTGAAGTGCCGGCGGCGTGCGCTTTTTCTACAGGCTGGACGCCAGCAATTCGGCGGCGACCCGGTAGCCGCCTTCGAGTCCTTGCGCCCAGACCTTGTAGCAGTAGGGGCAAAGGCCGGGATCGCCGCCGCGCTCCAGGTTCTTCATCCTGTTCCGGAGGTCGCATTGTGCGATCTCGCGCGCCTCGTTGATGCTTACGACTACGCCGATGGGCTCATACTGGCCTTCTTCGGATTCCGCGATCAGCGTCGCGAGGCCCAGTTCCGTGTCGTCCGTTATTACGATTGCGAATCCTGGGGTGGTGGCTCTTTGCTTCTTGGTGGTGGTGGTTTTCATCTGCGTTCTCCGTACATGACGATTCATCACTCCAGCGCGCCAGCAAAGCAAGGCAATAATCGCACCGCCCGCGAAAAAGCCGCCCGTTTCCAGGCGGCTGGTTTGGAGCGGTGTGTGCAGGGGCCTACTTCGCGATTCTGTACGTCCGTTCTCCCAATTCGTTCTTGCCGGACTCGACCGTGAGGCCCATCTTCTTGGTGAGGTTTCCGCTGATGAAGCCCCGGATCGAGTGGTTCTGCCAGTCGGTTGCCTTGGCGATCTCGGCCATGGTCGCGCCCTTGGGGCGGCGCAGGAGGTCCAGGACGATGCTCTTTTTCGAGAATTCGCGCGGCACCGCGGCCTCCTTCGCTTTGGGTGCCTTCTTGCTGGTGGCCTTCTCCTTGGCCTGCTTCTTCGGCGCGACCTTGGCTTGCTTGGTGGCTTTCTTCGCGCCCTTGTTGGCCTTGGGCGCGCCCTTCTTCTGGCTGGCAGCCTTCTTCGAGGTGGCCTTCTCCGGCGCGACTTGCGCGCCCTGTTCCGCAACGGCGGCGGTTTCGGTGGTCTTGGTGGCTTCTGCGTTCGTCATCGGGGTGCTTTTCCTTTCGGCGGGTGATCCGCGCATGACGATTCATCACTCCGGTCGCCCCGGAAAGCAAGCGGAAAGTTCAGGAATCTTTGCATGGCGATCATGAGCCAACGGGCGTATGCCCGGCAGCGCGGCGTTTCGGTGAGCACCGTCCAGAAGGCCATCGAGACGGGCCGCATCTCGACATTGCCCACCGGCCAAATCGATTCCGACATGGCCGACGAAGAGTGGGCACGTAACACGCAGACCCATGCGCCAGCGGTCGACCGGCGCGGCCAGGCAGACGAGGATGCCGAGGTCTTCGGCGCGTCGCAGTACACCAAGGCGCGGGCCGTGCGGGAGCACTACCAGGCGCGCCTCGCCAAGATCGAATACGAGGAACGAATAGCGCAGCTCGTATCTGGCGATGAGGTTCAAGTAGCCGCCTACAACAAGTTCCGGCAGTTCCGCGACGCGATGCTCAATCTCCCCGACCGCCTCGCCGCGATGCTCGCCGCCGAGAGTGAAGCCGCCAAGGTGCATGAGTCGCTCACGGTTGAGATTCGGAAGGCCCTGAATGATTTCGCCGACGCTAACGGCTGAGCAAATCTATTCTGCCGCCGCCGCGGCCGGCGCGCGCCCGGACCCGCTGCTCACCATCTCGCAGTGGGCCGACCGCTATCGCTGGCTTTCGCAACGGGCGTCGGCTGAGCACGGTCGCTGGCGCACGGAGCGCACGCCTTATCTGCGCGAGATCATGGATTGCCTCTCGCCGATGTCGCCCATCGAGCGCACGGTGTTCATGAAGGGCGCGCAAATCGGCGGCACGGAGTGCGGCAACAACTGGATGGGCTACATCATCCACCAGGCGCCGGGTCCGATGATGGCTGTGCAGCCCACCGTCGAGATGGCGAAGCGCAACTCGAAACAGCGCATCGACCCGTTGATCGAGGAGTCGGAGGTTCTGCGGAAGCTCGTGCGCGATCCACGGTCGCGTGACTCCGGCAACACGGTTCTGTCGAAGGACTTTCCGGGCGGCGTGCTGGTGATGACCGGCGCGAACAGCGCGGTCGGCCTGCGGTCGATGGCCGCGCGGTATCTGTTCCTGGACGAGGTGGACGCCTACCCCGGCGATGTGGAAGGCGAGGGCGACCCTATCACGCTTGCGATGGCGCGCACGCGGACGTTCGCCAGGCGGAAGGTGTTTCTGTGCTCGACGCCCAAGATCACCGGCATGAGCCGGATCGAGGCTGCGTATGAAGAGAGCGATCGACGCAGGTACTTCGTGCCGTGCCCGACTTGCCGCGACTTCCAGGTCCTGAAGTTCGCGCAACTCCGGTGGCCGAAGGGCAATCCGCAGGCGGCGGTTTACGTTTGCGAACATTGCGGCCAGGAGATCCAGAACCACCAGAAGCACTGGATGCTGGCTCAGGGCGAGTGGCGCGCAGGCACGAAGGGCGATGGCAAGACGGCGGGCTTCCACATCTCCAGCCTCTACAGTCCGGTCGGCTGGTTTTCCTGGGGCGACGCCGCTAAACAGTTCGAGCAGGCGCAGAAGAACTCCTCGCTGCTCCAGGTATTCGTCAACACTGTGCTGGGCGAGACGTGGACCCAACTCGGCGAGGCTCCGGATTGGCAGAAGCTCTACGACCGCCGCGAGGACTACAAGGTCGGGCTGGTCCCGCGCGGCGGCCTGTTCCTTACGGCGGGCGCGGACGTCCAGAAGGATCGTATCGAAGTCGAGATCGCCGCCTGGGGCCGCGGAAAGGAATCGTGGTCGGTCGACTATCGCGTGTTCGAAGGCGACACGTCGCGCCCGGCGGTGTGGGAGAAACTCACCGGCCTGCTGAACGAAACCTTCACGACCGCGTCGGGGCTGGAGTTGCCCATCATGCAACTCGCCATCGACTCCGGATTTGCCACCACCGAGGTCTACCATTGGGCGCGGCGGCAGGGCGGGCGCGTGCTGGTGATCAAAGGCGATTCACGCGCACCGGCGCTGCTTGGGGCGGCTTCGCCCGTGGATGTGGGCCCGTTGGGCGCCAAGATCAAACGCGGTATTCGCGTGTGGCCGGTCAACTCCGGTATGGCGAAGGAAGAGTTGTACCGTTGGCTGCGCCTCGATCGGCCCACCGACGAAGACCTCGCCAGCGGTGTTTCGTTTCCAGCAGGCTACTGCCACTTTCCGAAGTACAGCGAGGAGTACTTCAAGCAGATCACTGCCGAGCAGTTGGTGACGAAGCTCGTCAAAGGCTACCGGCGGCATGAATGGCAGAAGATGCGCGAGCGCAATGAGGCTCTCGATTGCCGCGTATATGCGCGCGCGGCGGCGGGCCGGATCGGTATTGATCGTTTCCAGGAGAAGCACTGGGCCGATTTCGAGCGCCGGGTGGGCACCCCTCCGGCAAAAGAAGCAAAACCAGCGCAGCAACCGCCTCGCCCGGGCGGGACGCAGACTGCGCGTAACCGGGTGCGCTTCAGGATGGCTCTCTAATGGCATTCACCCAGTCCGACCTCGATGCCCTCGACGCCGCGCGCAAGCAGGGCGCGAGGCGAGTTCGCTTTCAGGATCGCGAGTTTGAATTCGACTCCGTGGACGACTATTTGAAACTCCGGAATCTGATCCTCAATGACATCGCCCAGCAGTCTGGTCCTCAGCAGGTGCGCCAGGTGCGCATCTACACCACGAACGGTTGGGGCCACTAAAGCGCCGTGCCAATTGAAACGTTGATGACGCTCGCGCGCCAGGCCGGGCACGAGCCGATGCCGATCCCGCGCGTGCCGCGTACCCGCGCGATGGGGACGTTCCCGTTCGACGCCGCCGGGCGCGGACGTCGCGGCATCGGATGGAATCCGCCGTCCCTCGGCCTCAACACGCTCCTGTTTTCGCATGGCCTGGAGTTGCAGGCGCGGAACCGGGACGCCGTTCGCAACAGCGCGTGGGCGGCGGCGGCCGTGGATTCCTACGTGGCCAACGCGATCGGGCGTGGGATTCGCCTGGTGCCGCACCATCCGGACGAGAAAATCCGCGATCTGATCACTAGGAAGTGGAACCGATGGACTCGCGAATGCGATGTCGAGTACGACCCGCGGAATCCCGCCTCGGGCCAGACGGATTTCTACGGCCAGCAGATGGTGATTGCCCGCGAGGTCATGGAGGCCGGCGAGTGCTTCGTCCGGTTCCGGCCGCGCTCGCCGAAGGAAGGCCTCACGGTTCCGCTGCAACTGCAACTCATTGAAGCCGAGCAGTTGCCGCTGTGGCGCACTGCCATTGAGCAGATGCCGCCGAAGAACTCGGTCCGGTGCGGCTTCGAATTTCAGACCGACGGACGGCGCGCGGCGTACCACTTCTGGAAAGCGCATCCGGGCGAAACGATGTTCTTCCCGATGGAAGCGTTGTCGGTGGAGCGCGTGCCAGCTACCGAGGTGCTGCACGTCTACAAGCCGATTCGTGCCGGCCAGTTCCGGGGGCAGCCGTGGCTGACATCGGTGATCGCGAAGCTCTACGAGTTGGAGCAGTACACCGACGCCGAGATCGTCCGCAAGAAACTCGCGGCGATGATCACCGGGTTCATCACGCAGGCCAGCCCGGACAATCCGATCA